GTCCAGGTGGACGGCGCCTTGCAGGTTCCAGACCTTCGCGTCGCCGCGTGCGGCGCGGACGTCGCCGGCACCGTAGTTGGACCACTCGCCCACGTCGACGTGGAGGTGGCCCTGGTGGTTGCGGGCGACGCCGACAACGCCGTCACGCGCGAAGATCGCGGCCAGGCCGAACGACGTCGCGACGGTCATCGCGTGGACCAGGTCGACGCGCTCGCGCGGACCGTTCTTGTTGATGTCGGCGGCCAGGCCGTCGTTGTGCCAGGAGCCGGCGGTGTGCACCGCGGGCGTGACACCGCCGTAGGCCGGGTGTTCGCCGACGTGGTAGCCGACGGACTTCGCCCAGGCCATGAACCGGTTGAGCGAGCTCGTCGGGGTGATCTGCTTGGACAGTGCCACGGGAAGGTTCTCCTCAGGTCGTCGAGTCGTCGGTCACGGGGGTCTCGCCCGTGTTCTTCTCCAGGGCCGCCAGGCGCCGGCTGTGGTCCTTCTGCCGGTTCTCGATCCGGTTCAGCTGGTCGCGCGCGGAGGCGCCCCCGTTCGGCTTGAACTGGGCGCGGACCTCCTTCGCGATGTCGCGGATCTCGGTCAAGCGCGGTAGCGCTCGCAGCGCGACGACGCCGGCGACGGCGGCCACGACGACGATGGCGGCGGGCCATGAGTCCCCGATCGCCGCCAGGACGGTCGCGATCTCCTCTGCGCTCGGCATGGTGCCCTCCCTAGTTGCTGACGGTGAGTGTGGTGGTGGCGTTCACGAGGTCGTGGGTGACCTCGCGGATGAGGTGGCTCTGCCCGGACACGTCGCCGGGCTCGACCGCGGGCCAGCCGAGTGGCAGCCCGAGCCGGTCGTAGGGGCGGGCGGTCGGCATGAGCGGGATCTGGACCTGGGGGCGTTCCTTGCGGGCCTGCATCCGGGCCAGGATCGAGTTCGCCGTCCCAGCTGCGGGCACGTACCCGGGAGGTGTGGTGCCGTTGAAGTCGACCCGCTGGACGGCGATCGCTTCGGCGATCGGGACCGTGGTCGACAGGACCGACCCGTTCTCCCACGCTAGGCGGATGAAGTCCGCGTACCCGGCGTCCAGGCTCCGGTCCCACTCCCAGTCCAACAGCGGGATGAAGTCGGGTATCGACGGGTCGTAGGCGAGGAACAGCTTCCCGTCGGTCGCACCGGTCTGCCAGGCGGAGCTGGACTGGAGCAGCAGGTTGCCGTTCGGTCGCCAGATCCCGATGGTGCCCGTGGTGGCGATGTTCGCTTCGATGATGTCGCTGAACGACGACCCGACCGGACGGTCAGCGATCGGTGCCCCCGTGGCGAGCGTGGCCGGATCGCGCGTGACCACGACGCTGTCCCGGTCGGTGACGTAGTACGAGTCCAGCAGCGCCTGGATCTCGGCGAAGATCGTCGGCTGTGACGTGGAGATGGTGCCTGTCATCTGGCGGCCGGCCAGCATCGCGTCGTAGGACTCCGCGCGGATGTTGATCGTGTCTGACGCCTTGACCCGGGTGGCCTGCCGCACGATCAGCTTGAAGACCTGGAACTGGAGGGCCAGCGGGTACTCCGGCACGGTGAGGTCCAAGTGCAGGATCGGAGCGTGTTCCGGGTCCAGCGCGTCCCAGTAGGCGGCCGAGTAGGGGACCACCAGGGTCGCCTGGATCGTCGGAGTGAACGCGTCCCGGAGAGTGACCGTGCCAGCGCTGATCGGGATGTCCGAGTGGAACTCGCTGCCCTCCGGCCAGGAGATGGACGCCAGGTAGCTCGGTGAGATCACCAGCGGGATCGACGTCATGCCGGCACCTCGGTCAGCGTGAACTGGACCTCGGTCGCCCCGGTCCCGGGAGTGTTCTGCACCCGGACCTGGGACGAGCTGATCCCGTCGAACTGCTCCACCTGCACACCCTTGGGCACCAGGACCGACGCCGACGCGTTCGCCGGCCCCGTCCACGCCGCGTCGAATGCCGCACCGGTGCTGTGGTCGCCAGCGAACCACGGCCGTAGCTGCGAGCCGTACTCCACGAGCACGTCCGCAACACGGAGCATCTGCGGAGCCGTGTAGATGCCCGACCAGGTGATGATCGGCCGTGCAAACGCCGCGCTCGCCGGCGGGGTGAACGCCTGGAACTCGCGGTACCAGCTCTCCGGCGGATCGGCCGGCGTGATCTCGTCCTCCCCGAGGTCGCCCGACAGGAACGTGCCGTTGACGTCGTACCACTGCGCGTCGTAGCGCTGGACGTTCTGGTTGAAGGACTGCCACCAGTACGACGACACGATGATCGGCTCACCCGGCGTGACCGGGACGCCACCGGTGCCGGAAGACGCGATGCCTATCTGCATGGGGCTCGCCGTGTTGGCGGTGTCCATGACGTACTCGAAGTACCCGTGCCCGTTCGGGCCGCCCGTCGTCGCGTGGGTGAGCGTCCCCGTTGAGCCCTGCTGCGACCAGGTGGCATTCACCAGCAGCGGGTCCGGAGCGAGGTTCGTCCGCAGGGCGTCAGCGATCGACACCGTGCACAGGCCCTCGGACCGCAGCGCGTCCGCGAACGCGTCGGCCGCGGCGTAGCTGGGGAACAGGGCCGTGATGTCGTGCTGGGTCGGTGTGTCGGGCCGCTGGACGATGAACGGGACGACCTGGTCGACGCCGGCGTTGACCAGGGTGCGGGACGCGGAGTAGGCCGCGTGCGCGGAGAGCAGGATCGGCGTGTGGACGCCGGACGTGGCGAAGGTGAAGGTCGTCATCTGGGTCTCCTAGACCTTGGCCTGGCCGTACGTGACGATCTCGATCGCGATGCGCCGGGACTCCTGCCGTGCGCGGAATGCCTCGAGCTCGGCCTCACCGGGGTAGGTGTCCGTGTACACGCGCAGCGCGGTCGCGCGGTCCCTGGCCGCCTGGTTCAACCGGCGTTCCGCGGCGGAGATCGTGCCGCGGTCGCGGGCGTTGATGTTCGTGTTCTTGTTGCCGGGGATCCGGCCGATGGACTGGCGGTATCGGTCGACGGAGTCCTTCGCGCGCTCCGTCGACGTGCGGGTGTCCCCGATCCGCTGCCGGACCTTGTTCAGCTGGACCTCACCCGTCAGGCCCAGGTCCTGGTAGGCGCCAGCGTTGCCCTGGATGTCGTCGTGCAGCTTGTCGTGCCCGCGCTCGAGCTCGGACAGCACTCGCTCCGACGTCGTCCCGTACCCGACCAGAGCCAGGGCCGCCTCGTCGGCCGGGATACCCAGGTCCGCGAGCAGGTCGATGGACTTCATGTTCTCGTCGTAGCCCTCACCCAGCGGGTCCCAGAAGTCGGCCAGCGCGTTCTGGAAGTACTCGTCGGACAGGAAGTTGCGGCCCGATTCCAGCATGTCCTGGTACATCGCGCCGGCCGCCTCAGCGATGTCCTCCATGCGCTGTTTCCACTCGCCGTAGACGCCGGCGGCGACGGTGACCAGCGCGACGCCGGCGAGCGACCAGGGGCCGGGGAGCAGGGCGGCGGACTCGGCGGCGACCTCGACCACACCGTCGATCGAGTCCTCCATGTTGAACCCGTTCTCCGCGAACGAGCCGGCCAGCTCTCCCATCGACTCCGAGACCGTGGACTTGACCTCGTTCATCATGTCCTGGGTCTTGGTGATCGGGCCCTCGGTCTCGACCTCGATGTCGACCTCGGGGTCGACGTCGTCGAGCTCGCGCAGCGCGCGGCGCATCTTCTCGATCTCGTTAGGGCCCTGCTCTCCGATGCGGCGGGCGGCGTCGACCAGGTCGTCGCGGGCGCCGGCCTCTTGCAGCGCGTCCTCCACCTTGGCGGCGGCGGCCTCCCAGTCGCCGCCCATGCCGTCGGCCTCGCGCTTGACCTCCCTGCGGAGGTCGGAGAACTCGCGGCGGGTCGCCCTCGTGTCGGTGTCGACCTCGATTCCGAGTCGCATGTCCGCCATCAGGAGGTCCTCCCGTCCAGGACTTCATGGATCGTGCGGACGATCGTCTGGGCGTACGCGGACATGACCCGGCGCAGGGCTTCCTTCCCGTACCGGAACAGCACGCGGCCGGACCTGTCGCGGCCCGGGAGCTGCCGCTGGGTGTGCCGGCGCACCGGGAACCTCTTCGTGCCTCTACGGCCCGTGTACGTGGTGACCTTCTGCCCGGTCGAGCCGAACTCGACGGCCGGCCAGTCGTCGCCCAGCCGGGAGCGGGTGGCGCCCCGGAACGTCGTCGAGCGGGCCGACGCCCTCACCCGCGACCCGGACAGGGCCATCCGGTCCTGGGGGGTGGTGGCGTACTTCAGGACCGTGGAGTCGGACCAGACGGCGGACGCGATCGCGGGGACGTGGGCGCCGAGAGCCTTCGTGACCTCGGTTCCCACGTCCTCCATCTGCGCGGCCCGCTGATAGAACTGGTCCCAGTCCCGGAGCCGAAGCTTCGACGGCATCAGGCCGCCGGCACCAGCGTGGGCTTCGCGGTGCAGGGCAGGGAGGCGCTGGCCGTGGCGACCGTGTTCACTGCCCCGCCGATCGCACCGGGGACGACGATCAGCGGCACGGTCCAGCCGGCGCCGCCGTCGATCGGCTCGAACGTGACCGTGATGGTCTCGCCCTCGTTCTCGTGCAGGTACTGCGACAGGCTGTTGGGGGTCGACCAGTCCTGGGCGTACTCCAGGGCGCATACCCAGGTCGCGGCGCCCACGCCGTTGAACGTGTTCCCGGCCAGCCCCGCCCAGGAGAACGTCGGTGCGGTCGGGGTGATCGTGACCGACGACACGTGCGCGGCGTAGTTGTCCGTGGGCACGAGCAGGTTCACGTTCTTCATGACGATTGGTGCGACAGCGATATCAACCATGGCGGGGCTCCTAGTTCTCGGTGGCGACGATGTTGGACGGGACCTGTACCTGGACCTCGAAGACCGGGACGGTGTCGTGCAGGACCTTGTAGGTGGCGGACGTCCAGGTGACGTTCTTGATCGCGTACAGCGCGATCAGGACGTCGTCCAGCGCGACGTCCAGCGCGTCCAGCGCGGCCGACCCGACCTGCTTTGCCGTGGCGACGTACAGGGTGACGGTGTGCGTCATGTGCCCGTCCGGCGCCTCCGGGGTCGGGACGACGGACGAGCGGAAGAACATCACCGTTGGACCGGACGGCGTGATCTGGCTGTCGTAGGTGATGAGCGTCCAGCCCTCGCCCAGTTCGGCGTCCAGCCCGGTTTCGAGCCACGTTCGGAGGTTCGCCATCAGCCGACCACCGGGACGCCCAGCTTGGGGCGCAGCAAGTTCTGGACGGTCCAGTCCATCGGGTAGATCGTGACGGGGAAGTCGGATCCGGCCTGGTTCCCGGATCCGACGTAGCCGGCCCTGTGCAGTGCGCGGGCCTGGAGCATCTCGGCAAGCTTCCAGTTCGCCGGGATGACGTCCGGCGCCGTGGGTGCGAAGTCCACGCACTGCTGGTGGGCGGCGTCCAGCAGGAACTGGGCCACCTCGTCGTCGGGCCGGTCGGCCCACTGGACGTCCAGGACGTCCAGGTCCGCCACCAGGTCGACCCAGGACATCAGACCGCGTCCTGCGCCTCGTCGGCGCTGGGCTTGGGCGCGGCGGGCTTGGGCGTGATCGGCACGCCGGTAGCGGGCCAGGTGGGCCGGCCGGTCACGTCGACGGGCTTGGGCTTGCGGACGGGCTTGCGGACGGGCTTCCGGGTTGCCATGTGCGTCACGCTCCGGTCGGGGTGACCAGGACCTTGGAGTACTGGTCTCCGGTGAATTCCTTGTGGTAGACGAACAGGCCGTCTGCAATGCCGCCGTTGGCGATGTTCACGGTGCGGGCGCGAACAAGCTTGGGGCCGTAGAACGTCTGGGACTCGCGCGAGCCGACGAGCACCTTCCCGGCCAGGGACGCGTGGGACGACGGGACGAGCTGGAACTGGTTCAGGGTGCCGTCGGCCGGGTCCAGGCCCAGGGCGACGGACAGGTACTCCAGCGCCGCCTGCCGTTCGGTCATGAGCATGGGCCGCCACAGGTCGGTCCCGATGAGCGCGAAGTCGGGCCGCGCGCGCTCCTGGATCTGGAGCACGCCGGCCACGATGAGTCGGACGGCGGTCTTCTCGTCGGCCGTCGCGGACGTGCTCGCGTCGGACAGGGTGGTGTGGTTGGCGGCGTTCAGCATGTGCGCCAGGCCAGCGGCGTCGAGCTTGCGGGACGCGTCGTTGCCGGACTCCCGGTAGAACCCGCGCCAGAACCCCGGTGTGTCGAAGTCGACGAACTCCCGGTCGAACTCGTTCGCGCCGGCGATCCGGTCGGCCTTCCAGTCCACGGCCTCGGTCTTGACCTCGCTCGAGTGGGGCTCGGCCGGGTAGCCGGCGTAGTCGGCCACGGTCGGCACTGCGAGTGTGCCGGCGGGGTCCCCGGCGTCGGTGGTCTCGGCGAACCGCCAGCCCACACCACGTAGGGCGTTCAGCGGCTCAGGGCTGAACAGCGGGATGAACCGCTGGCGGTGGGTGCGCGAGGACCAGACCTCGTCGAGCCACTGCGGCGCGGAGGAATCGATCAGGTCGGCCTCGACGCCCTGGTCGAGAGCGGCCAGGACGTCGGTGTCCGGCTCGCCGCCGGCGAACGCGGCCGCGAGCTCGGTGAAGTGCTCGTCCGCGGTGCGCGTGGCCCGCTTGCGGCCAGCCTTGCCGCGGGTGCCGGCGCCGCCGGCCGGCACGCGGGCACGGCGGCCGCGGTGCGCGGCGGTGACATCGCCGCCGGCGTCGGTCTCGTCGACGTCCGCGCGGGTGTTGGGCTTGGGCATGTCCTCGTCCTCCTGGTCCTCGTCGTCGACGTCGTCGACGTCGTCGGTGTCCTGGTCGTCCTGGTCGTCCGGGTCGGTGTCCTCGGCGACCAGGTCCGCGCCGGCGAACGCGGGCTTGACGACGTGGCCGGCCGCGAGCAGGTCGGCGCCGACGAGCTCGCCGTCGCGGATCGTCACATCGCCCAGCTCGACGCTGATCCCGGTGCGGGAGCCGGCGTCAGCTTCGGCCAGGAGGTCGTCGCCGGCCTTCGTCGGGAGCGCGCGGACGGTGGCGATCAGGCCGCCGTCGTCCTCGGTGATCGACTCGAAGCGGGAGGCGACCAGGTCGCGGTCGTGCTGCACATTCCCGTACAGCAGGTCCACACGCTTCGGGAGCCGGATCGATCCGGGGCCGGCGGTGATGGTGCCGCGGTTGGTCCGTCCCGGCTTGCCGTAGGGCAGGAGCCGGTAGGTGAGCGTGCGGGCGGCGGGTTCGGCGGCGAGCAGCTCGCCGTAGCAGGTGATGCCGGTCTTGCGGGGCATGCGTCAGTCCTCCGTGGGCGGGTTGGCTGTCTCGGGCTGTTCGTCGCGCTGGGAGATCCACCGGATGTCGAAGTCGGTGCGCGTCCCGCGCGGGGTGACGTCGTCCATGGACAGGCGGGCGGCGAGCGGTGCCGCCCAGTAGGCCAGGGAGATATCGACGTACTCGACGCGGTTGCCCTCCCGCGTGCTGTACGTGAGGGAGCTGGTCGACGGGGAGCCGTCGAGCATCGCGGCGGGCAGGTTCGTGTAGTTCGCGAAGTCGATGCGGGACGCGTTCCGACCCTGGACGAACAGGTCGGTGGGCGCGTCGCCGTACGTCTCGACGTTGAACCGTTGCGGGATGTACGCGGTGCCGCCTTCGTAGCGGGCCTTCTCCCAGCCGTCCACGATCTCGTCCCGTTCGCCGGGCTCGATCTGGACGTCGATGGTGTCGTGCAGGCCGACGAGCGGGACGGGGGACTTGACGCGCTTGGCCCACGCCTTAGCCATGTCGCGGGCGGCGCGGATGTCGTCGCGGGCGATGTCCAGGAGCGCGTCCTGCGGCCCGTCAAAGTAGATGACTTCGTCTGCATCGACGTCGCGGCCTTGCACGAGGATGACCAGGTCGTCGGTGATCTCCCACTCGTCGAACGGCACCCGGACACCGTCGAGAATCCTGCCGCCGGTGCCGCGCCGGATCGCCCAGAGGGACCGGCCGTAGAACAGCAGGTCGTCCAGGGTCCAGTGCATGCGCCACTGCGGGGGCTGCCCGGTGTCGGTGCGGTGCAGCCACGCCGGTTGCGTCGACACCTCGGTCTCGTCCCGGTAGGCGACCAGGGGGAACCGGGACAGGGAGCAGATCAGCGCGCGCGCCTTGGCCACGCTCGGAATGCGCATGGCCTGCTCACGGGTGACCGCGAGGTCGTAGTCCCCCAGGATGTCCGCGGTGATGACGCGGGACAGCTCGTTGGTGCCCGACCAGGGGGACGCGATCGCGGCGCCGGAGTACGCCGGCGTCGCGGCGCCGGCCGGACCGTCGCCACGGCCCAGCCGCACCGCCCGTCTGATCCTGTCCATCAACGCCATGGAACAAACGTTGATACAGAGATCAGCAATTGTCGAACGTGTGTATCAGGTGCGTGTGTGTGTGACGATCTTCGCCGGCTGCGGCACGGGGAGCTGGTCGAACTGGTACAGCGCGAGCGACCCCGCGACGACGGGGGAGACATCGCCGGCGGCCTGTTTCCGGGCGAACACGCGAGCGCCCTCGGTGTCGCGCCAGGCGGCGCCCTCGACGGCCTGGTTGAGCGATGACTGGTCGAACTGCACGAGGATCCCGTCGTCGAGATCCGACACGATGAGCTGGGCGGCGGCCGCGGCGTCCTTCAGCGACCCGACGACGAGCTGGACGCCGCGGCGCCGGCCGATGTCGCCGGCCGGGCCGTGGTTCGCGCCGATGCCGTCGTACCGCACAGGGACGCGGTACTTGCGCGCGACGCCGTGCACGACGCCGGCGAGCCAGGACACGCCGGACCGGTAGTCCAGGATCGCGACGTGCGCGATGCCGGCGTCGTCGCGCCAGGCCGCGGCCACGGCCGCGGTCGAGCTGTCGGGGGCGACGTCGTACGCGAGCCCGAACCTCTTCGGCAGTGGCCGTTGCGGCGCCGCGGCGGCGCGCCACTTGCTCAGGTCGAACGCCGACACCGTCCCGTCGACGGGCCACTGGCACAGGTACTCGCGCGCGAACTTCGGTTCCCCCAGCCGGTACAGCCGGCGCTCGAGGATCTTGCGGGTGACCATGCCGGACGACAGGCCCGGGTGTACGCGGCGGTGCACCTTGGGGTCGGTGGGGTCGTCGTGGTCGGCGGCGGAGTAGTCCAGGATCCCGGGCGCCATCGCGCCGCCGGCGCGGCCTTCCTCGAGCAGGTCCCAGAACATGCCGGCGCGGGCGACGCCGGGGGTGCCGGACACGATGAGCTGGGCGAGCGGCCCGCGGGTGTCCATCAGCGGCAGCACACCGGTTAGCAGCTCGTGACCGGACGGGCCGGGCAGCTCGCCGGCCTCGTCGATCCAGATGTCGTCGGACGCACGCGAGCGCACCGCGCCGGCGTCCGGGGGCACGACCCAGATCTGGGAGCCCATTCGGATCAGGGCGCGTTCGTCGTCGCTCATCTCGTCGACGTCGTCGGAGTTGACGTCGATGGGTCGTCCGGCCGCGTCGGTGGCCGGCCACTCCAGTCGCTCGCGGCCGCCGTTGGCGTAGAACACGATCCGGCCAGGCTTGCGGTGCCGCTGGCGTGACTCGACGGCGTACCCGCGCGCGATCAGGATCATGGCGTGCTCGCGCAGGATCTGGGAGGCGATGTTGCCGGACTGGGCGGTGATCACGCACCGGTGCCCGGGGCGGGTGTCCGCGCGGCCCAGCTGCACGCTCATGATGCTGGTGGTCTTGGTGGCGCGCCGCGGCATCTCGACGACGAGCTCCTGGCGGAGCGCCTCGTCGGGCCGGCGTCGGTGGCGGGCCTCCATCAGCCGGGCGACGCGCTCGCCCTGGTCCTTCAGGGGGAGGCCCAGCATCTTCGCGCCGCGGTGACCGGCGTCGATGTTGGTGTCACGTGGTAGCGGAGTCGCGTAACGGGGCCGTGCCATGGGGCCAGTGTGCGGCATCACCCCAGGTCAGGAGCCGCCCACACACACAAAGGCAGGGGCACACTAGCGGTGGGTTGCCACGAGACTCAAAACTCGGCCGGCCTCGCGTCCCGTGAGGGGAGCGAGGCCGGCCGCGGTGCATGACGGACACCGTTGGTGTTGGGAGTTCGAGATCCCTGTGCAGGTCACCAGGCTAGCGGCCTGTCCTCCAGCTTGCGTGCGCCGGTCGTGGTGCGTCGCACATTCGTTCGAGGTGCGGCGCGACCGCCCGACGAGTCGGAGCACCCGCGGTGCGAGACCCCCACCTCCGCCGATAGGGGTATCGCCCGGATGCCCTGCGCCCGGAACCAGCGGCGCGGGGGGTCGTGCTCGACGACCCACGCGCCGCCGGTCACGGGCCGCCCGCAGAGGTAGCACGGGAGGGGGAGCCGCGAGCGCCACCGGTCACGTGCCGTCGCGACCTTCCGCCCGGTCCAGTCGTCAGCCATCACGGCGTCCGGACGAGGTCACGTCCGCCGTTCCCAGATGTCGAGGACGTGCTGTACCCACCGGTGCCAGTTGCGGTGCTTCTCTGCCTCCAGCCACGCGTCGAGACCGGTTGGGAAGCCGTCGACGAGGTACCCGCACTTCTCGCACTCGAGGCGGTGCCGGCGTCGGAACCAGGAGCGCCACGATCGGTACTCCGCGATGGGCACGCGGGGCGCGGTCACAGGTGGATCCAGGCGTCCAGGGCGACGCCGGCGGACACGCCGACGACTACGGCGACGATGTACGCCAGGGTCGTACGGACGACGGCCCGACGGCGGGCCCGCTTGCGACGGCTCTCACGTGCGCGGCTCACGGCACCATCACCACACCCTGGCCGGTGCCGTTGATGAGGCTCCTGATGTGCGCCAGGACGTCGGTTAGGCAGCGGAACGTGAACTCTGGGCCACGCGCCACGATGCCGTTCACGCTCACCAGGAGCGCCGCCAGCTCTTCGACGCCCGTCTGGGCGTCGACGAGCACGTAGGTGCAGGCGTCGACGAGCAGCTGGCCGCTGGCCTTGTTCCAGTCCGGGAGGTCGTCGGGGTGCCTGAAGGTCTGGAGCGCGACACGGTCGACGTGCGTCCGCTCGAGGCCGACCGACTGGAACGTCATCTGCGCGTCGCGGATCGCCAGTGACCCCAGGAGCTTCTGCATGTTGGCCGCGTTGAGCGGCTTGCCGTACAGGATGCGGAAGACGTCCGGGTTGGGCTCCGGCTCGCGGAGCGCGGCCACCATGGCGTCGATGGTCTCCCGCACTTCGGATTCGCTCATCGCGCGGCTGTCGCTCATCCCTGGGCCTCCTGGTAGATCTGGTGGGCGCGGCTCTTGGATATCCCGAGCTCGGCCCCGATGGACTCGAAGCTGGGCGCCGGCTCGCTCTCGCGGAGCCGGCGGATCTTGGCGGCGAGCGCCTGGCGATCGGGGGTGATCCGTCGGCGGCGCGGCCGCGAACGGACGTGCCGGCGGCCGGCGAGCTTCTCGCGGGCCACGTCCAGGTCGACGACGCGGGACACGGTCGGCGTCGACGTCGTGACGGTGTCGGCGTCGCGTGGCACGCGGGCGGTGAGCAGCTGCGCGAGCGTGTGGGTCGCGAGCAGCATCGCGAGCGGCGCGAGGCCAACCACGGCGGTTCCGACGATGCGCTGGACGAGCTCGGACGGCTGCCAGCCGTGCAGCGTGTTGCCCAGGGTGCTCACTGCGATGAACAGGGCCAGTGCGGACCAGGACAGCCAGACGGACTCACGGCGGGCCCGCTGGACCAGCCACGCGAGCGTGTAGCAGAGGACGGCGGCGTCGATCATGACGGGGACCAGCCAGGCGAGCCAGAGCGGCACGCGGCCCCACGTCGCGACGTCGCGGAGGCCATGGAACGACAGGACGAACGACGCAGCGGCGATCGCCAGCGCGAGCAGGATCGTCAGGGCGACGACGAACACCTGGTCGGCGTTCAGCCGACGGGCGGCGGTCACTGGTCTTCCTCGCTGGAGTCTGCCGGGGCGTCGTCGGCCTCGAGCGCGTCGACGATGGACTGGAGGGCCGCGAGCACCTCGTCCGCGCTGGCGCCGGGCGCGCGGACGAACGGCTTGCCGTCATGGACGCCGGCGAGGAGCGAGTAGCCGGCGAGCTGGATGGCGTGGAGCTCGTTGGCGGCGATCTTCGGGGTGCGGTGCGGGAGCGGGGCGCCGAAGTCGACGTCGACGGGCGGGCGGTAGGGCTGCGTCATGGGTCTCTCTCCTGTGGGTCGTGAGCCGCGAGCGCCGCGTAGTCGAGCGCGGGCGGTCGGAGGTGGGACAGGGCTTGGGTGATGCGTTGGTGGGTGAGCCGGCAGAGGGGGCAGAGGGGTAGGCCGTCGCGGGTGTGGCGGGCGGCGTCGGCGCCGTGTTCGCACTGGTGTTCGGTTCGCATGCCTCCCAGAGTGACAGCCAGTCCCAGGTCGGACCGGAGTAATTCCGGTTGCGGACCCGCTTACGCGGGGCTCTTCCGGAGCGGTCCCCTCCCCCAAAGTGGCCCAAGACCCATGCCCCGATATCTCGTCTCGGCCAACACCCGTAGCGCCCTCACCGAACGTGAGCGCGCTCCTGTGCTGGAACCGGGACGGGATCTCGAGCTCGCGCGTGCCGGTGCCGCTGGACCCCCACCAGCGGTCTAAGGAAATGGAGGTCGTCGTCCTGGGTTGGTACCCGGCGGGGAGACGTGAAGAGAGAACGCCGGGTGCTGGCCGATGGGCCAACACGGAAGGCCGGCCCCCGTCTGGGGGCCGGCCTGGGTTAGCTGGCTACGTCGACGTCGTCGACGTCCTCGAGCGACTCGAACAGCGAGAGCTCGAGGTCGTCGTCGACGGGAGCGAAGATCGCCGTCAGATCCATTTCCAGGGTCGTAGCGGCGATCTCCAGCTCGTTCAGGCGCCAGGGGATGTGCCCGCTGGTGCGGTCGGACAGGGATGGCTGGGACATGCCCAGCTGTGCGGCCGCCCGGCGCTGCGAGAGCCCCAGCTCACCCATGCGGCGCTCGATGTTTCGCCGTGCGCGATCCGCGAGCGATCCGCGTGGGACAGCAGCGTGACGAGCGGTCGTAACTGACATGGGTGTCATTTGATCGGATTCTTAGATCAGTGTCCAGTCAGAGCGGATCATTGAGCGGGTGAGGTTTCGGAGGTCCATGGCATTTGATCGGGTTATCCGATAGCGTGACGGCCATGACGACACAGGAGCTGGTGCAGGACGCACCTCCGGCGTACACCGCGCCGACGACGTACAGCGGGATCATCCGCGACGAGGTGAAGGCGGAGTGCGGGAGGCGCGGTATCAGTCAGCGTCGACTGGCGCTCGCGCTGGGCCTGTCGCAGCCGTCCATCTCGGAGAGGTGGCGCGGGCGGATCGACTGGAGCCTGGACGAAGTAGAGCGCCTCGAGTCAGTCCTGGGACTGACACGAGGCGCTCTGTTGTTCCGGTGCGCCCGGAGGGATTCGAACCCCCAACCTTCTGATCTGTCGCCTCTGGAGGTCTGGGAGCTCGTCGCCGCGAGCGCCAGTGACTCGACGTGGGACACCGCGGTGTGCGCGGTCTGCGGCACGTACGTCAACGACGACGGCGAGTGCGGCTGCGCGTGGGAGCTGGCAGCGTGAGCCGGGCGACGGAGCGCTTCGCCCGCGAGGCCGCGCTCGAGGTCGAGCGGCTCACCGACGAGCGACGGCGGTGGCGTGAGGGGTCGTCGGAGCTGGCGCGGCTCGCCGAGCTGGACCGGTTGACCGGTGCGCACGTCGAAGCGCACATCGCCAAGAGCGACCGCATCGACGCCGACGAGGAAGCGTTGCGACGCAAGTACTTCCCCAAGTCCGCCCGGCTCATGGTGAGTGACTGGGACGGCTCGGTCATCACCGTCAGTCCTACCGGCCGGCTGCGCACGGTGTACGTGCCGGCGCCCAAGCCCACGTGCGGCGACGAGCACCGCGACTGGGAGCACCAGGCGCTCCCGTGGGTGTGCTCGCTCGAGCCGGGCCACGACGGCTCCCACGTCGCGCTGACATCCGACCGTGAGGGCGGCGACCCGATCGAGGTGTGGCGGTGGCCGGCGCGGTTGGCGCCGCGCGACCGCATCCGGATCGCCGCGCCTGGCGACGCCATGGTCGGCATGCTCGGCGTCGTGGAGTCGGTCTCGGAGTGGCCGTTCGGTCGGCAGCACGCGGACATCCGGACCGACGACGGCTCCCGGGCGACGTGGCCGGCCGACGAGCTGGAGCGCATCGACGCGCCGCACGTCGTGGACTGCCTGTGCTCCCCGTGCGAGGACGCGCGGTGGAAGTCCCCGGCGGTGCCGGCGTGAGCGCCCAGCTCGAGGCGGACGACGTCGTCCGCGTCGTCGCCGTGAAGCTGGCCAACGGTGCGCCGCATCCGATGCGCGGCCGCGCCGGCGTCGTGCTCGAGGTGCGCGACGTCGGCCGGTTCCCGGTCCGGGTGCTCGTCGACGGGCGGCCGGTCATGTTCTCGGCCGACGAGCTGGAGCACGTCGACAGGGTGAACATCGTCGCCCGCGGCAAGATCACCCAGGCGAGACCGTGAGCATGCCCCGGTTCGCGACGTATGACCTTTTCATGACTGAACGATGGGAAACTCATACAGCGGACTGGACCCTCTGGCTGCGCGCTCTCGGGCGAGCATCCAGCACGATCACGACTCGGGTCGAGCACATCCGATGGCTCGCCCGGGACACGACAGCCGATGATCCCTGGTCGCTCACCACGGGTGACCTGGTCGCCTGGCTGGGCTCGCACGACTGGGCCCGCGAGACACGCCGCGGCGTGCGGGCCAGCTTGAGGGGCTTCTGGCGGTGGGGCCTCGTCGACGGCCGCACCGTCGACGACCCGACGACGGTGCTGCCAGCGCCGCGCCCAAGCATCCCGGCGCCGCACCCGACCCCGGAGCACGCCTACGCGGCCGCCCTCATGCACGCGCCGCCGGCCGCCCGACTCATGCTGCAGCTCGCGGCGGAGGTCGGACTACGCCGCGCGGAGGTGGCACAGGTCCACGCGCGCGACGTCCACGAGACGAGCGACGGTTGGACCCTCACCGTCCACGGGAAGGGCGGCCGCGAGCGCCCGGTGCCGCTCACGCCGTCGATGGCGTGGGACCTGCGCACGAAGTGCCAGGGCGGCTTTGCGTTCCCGGGCCAGGTCGACGGGCACGTGTCCGCGCGGTGGGTCGGGGTGCGGATCAGCCGGCTCCTGCCGCCCGGGTTGAGCATGCACGGCCTACGGCACCGGTTCGCCTCGAACGCGTATCGGCTGTCCAGCGATCTCCTGGGCGTGCAGAAGCTCCTGGGGCACGCGTCCCCGACCACGACCCAGGTCTACGTCCTGGTCCCCGACGAGCGTCTACGGACGATCGTCGACGCCGTAGCGGGTGAACGTCGCGCCGCGGTCTCCCACCCACCCGATACCGGCCGCTACGGTGCCTCACGTGGATGACGAAAACCGGAAGGTCCTCGTGAAGAACCCAGGTCATGTCGCGCTGGTGCTGGCGGGGGCCTGCCTCGTCGTGACGCTCGCGCTGGCCGTGGTCCTGGCGGTCGCGCTCCAGCCGTCGCAGTCCGTCTCGGACTGCCTGGCAGTGCACGGGCTCGAGGTGAACCCGGCCAGTGACAGCGCGGTGTACGCGGCCGCGCTCGAGCACTGCGGAGGCTAGCCC